AAATGGGAATGCGATAAGTGTCTTTCGAGAAAAGCGTTTCAACAAACCCGGATTTGACGCAATACTCAACGGCGTAAAAGAGATCGTCGTTGTCGTAGGTCTTTTCAAGTTCAAGCTGGTAGGCTGGCGGTGTTTCCGGGTCATCCAGCAGGAAGTCGTTCACATTGTTTTTCTGGTAAGAAATGAAATAGCAATAGTGGTTATAGTCTGTGTACTCTTCTGCGCAAAGCATAACGGCGCGGACGCAATCCATGTTTAACTTCATACAAACCATCCTTTCAACACCATAAGCCCGTCAGGTCATCGACCCGGCGGGCTTTTGGATTTCGTGATTTACTTTTCGTGTGGCGGCTGGTCATCCGGCGGAGCGTTGCGCTTGAAGATGATCTGCGGTTCGTTCGGATCCCGGCCTTCCTCTTTGGCGTTCTGGGCGATTTCGTCCATCAGGCCGACAGGAAAACCGTTCTCGTCGAGCGGCCCATCGTAACCGGTGAAGTCAACGACGTTCACGCAGGGTGGTTCGGGGATGGTTTTGTAGTATCTGCCGTCCTCATAGTTCTGATCCGTGACCCGGTTCCAGTAACCAATGTCTCCGTGCTGCTCCTGGGCGGCTTCCATTGCGTCTCTGGCCTGTTCTTCCGTCAGACCATCGAACAGCAAACGGGAGCCGTCTGCAAAGGCAGCGACCAAACGCCACGGCGCGAAAAATTCTTCGTATTCCATGCAAAACCTCATTTCGTGAGAGAAAATGTATCAAAAAAGCGGGTTTTCGTGATTGAATTGAACTTTTTGAAGCTGGAAAGTTGAATTTCGTGGTTAAAAAGCTGCTTTTCGTGGCTAAGACTGGATTTTTGCAGATAAATTGCAAATTTCGTGGTCAAAAAGTAAGATTTCGTGAAGTAAGATTCTTTACTCCGGGATGTAACCATTCAGGCAGCGATTGAAGCCGCGTTTCGTGAGGGCATCGGTAACTCTGTCCTCTGGGAAGTAGTAAGTGGATCCGTCTGCCGCGGGCACAGCCCCGGCGGGATACTCTGCGCCGGTGTACCAGTCTGTTTCCGTGTCGTACTTGCGGTGCAGGTACTTGTAAACGTCACGCTGGGCTTTGTCGAACACCTCAACGAACGAGAAGGAAGCGACCGGCGGCAATTCCGTTGCCAGCATGGGCGCGTTCTGCGCCAGCCATGCAGCCATTACGGTTTTAGCTGCATTTCGTTTCGGCTTGCCCTCCCGGTGCACCGCGTCCAACAGCTGCACCACAAGCGGCTTTGACAGGTCGTTCAACACCTCTTCCAGCGGGTAAGGATTTTCGTGCAGCAGCGGAGAGGTGCGCATTTCCGGCACAAGATCGAGTTCGTGGCAGGTGATGGGCTTCTGCCGGTCATCTACGCGCTCGCTGGTGTAGCGCAGCATTTCCTTGATCTCGTTCTGCGCTGCATCGGAAAGCTGCTCCACCAGGTCGAGGCAGTCTGCAAAACTAAGCTGCGCTTCGTTCCGCTCGCCGGTGCTGCGGCCGGTCTTATAGGCTGCGTCAATGATACCCAGTTCCATAGCCAGACGGAAAACGTGCTTGCAGGGCTTTTTCCGGCGCACAAAGTCGTTGCAGGTGCAGCTTGCAAGGGTGGTCTGGTAAGGATCTTTGCCGGAGCCGTAAAAAACACCGGTTTCGTGTTCACGGTCAATGCTGGTCGGGGTGGTCTTGCTCTGCTGGGCGCTGGCAAGGCGCTTTTCTTCGTCAGTGTCTGCGGGATGCTCTGTCCAGGGGCCGAAGGCGGGAATCATAGTCATAACGGGAAACCTCCTTTTCGTGTTTCGTTACTGTCATGATAGAGCAAAACGCAAATAAAAGCAATAAATTAGAACAAGATTTCGTGACGGGATGCAAGAATAACCCCGGCGGGCTGCCGGGGCTGGCTGTCAAAACGGCAGGCCGGTATAGTTGCGCATGGGAATGGCATCGGCGGCGGGAACCAGCATATTAAGAAGCTGCCGGTATAAAGCCGGGTTTGCTGCACGCTGGGCACGGAAGTCCTCCAAAAACTGCGCTTGTGCTGCCAGATCGGCCAGATTTTCGTCATCTACGTTGTAACACTGGCATTGATCCGGCCCAGCGGAGTATATCCAACATCGAACCATGAAAACACCTCCTTTCTGTTTCGTGATGCTCCCGGCATAAATGTCGGGAAGATGGGGCGGGGCCGCTTTGACCGGTGTGACCCTGCCGGGGCTTCCGGGTCCGTGTTCAGGCGTGGACGGCGGGCAGAGCTGCCAGATCGGCGAGGCGGGGCACGGTCAAGTGGTGACGTTCTGTCACCGATTCCGGGCGCTGGATCTGGGCAGCGTGCTCTGCGGCGGCTTCGATGATCTCCGTCATCCGCTTTGCGGCTTCCTCCGGCGTGGTGAAGTTCTCGACTTCGCGGATGTGGGTCTTGCTGATCCGGTCGGACCAGTCGATCAGGCGGGCGGGGTCAAAGTTGACCGGCTGCACGGTGATCTTGCAGGTGGTGGGCTTGCCGTTGGTGTAGTAGTCGGCGGTGACGATGTAGGCGATCTGGGCGATGGCGTTCTGGTTCTTCATGGTTGTTACTCCTTTTCGTTCTGTATTTCGTGCTGATACTCCCGGCGGCCTGCCGGATGGGCTGTTACCCATGAGCGCCCGCCCCGGTCTGGGGCGGCTGGGCTTGCACCAGCGGCAGCGGGAACGCTGTCGGCCTTGCGGGTTTCGTGTCAGGCGTTGAGCTGTAAAAACGTGCTCTGCGTGGGGATCAGGTGCCGGGTGAGGGTGTCGGTGTAGCTGGCCTCTCCCTCGTAGCTGTCAACTACCCGGCGGTCTGCGGCGGCCATATCGTGATAGCTCTTTTTGCCGTAGGTGGGCGGCAGCCAGCCTTTGCGCTGTCCGGCGTAGAGGTTGAAGGACTTCAAAACGTCCGTGTTCGTAAACTCGATGTGGCAGGTGCCTTTCTTGTAAAACGTGGCGGTGAAATAGTGCAGCTGGATCTTCTGGGTCTGGCCGCTCTTTTCGGCGGCATCCAGGACGGCGCGGAGTTCGTCCCCATTGTAGGGCTTGCCGTTCGTGTCCAGGAAGTGCAGCACCCGCTCGATCTGGGCAACATGGCCTGTTGCGTTGTACCGGGGGCAGAAACGCCCATCGTATGTATCAAAGGCGTTGCAGCGGAAAATCACCTTGCGGTTGATCTTGTACGCGGAGTTCGTGCACCAGCCGTTGTAATAATGCACGTTCTTGCTGTACTCGTCGTTATAATGCAGGTTCGTCCAGTCGTCGAACAGCTTTATAATTTCGTGGTCGATGCTGGAAAGAAGATTTCGTGAAATTTCTTCCCGGACGGTCAGAATGTTGTACGCGCTGAAGTCGTAGCCTTCAAGCTCTTTGATTCGCTTCTGGTAATCCTGCTGCATTTCGTAGGTCATCGCATCGAACAGCTGCGGCATTTCAAACAGCTGTTTCCAGTACATCCCGCGCAGTTCCCGGATAGCGTCGTTATAAGATTTCGTGAAAGCCATCACAGGGTTTTCTTTCTTACCAGCGCCGGCAGAGGAAAACAACGACTTGATTCCGTTGTACTCTTCATAGATCCGGCGCACACCCTCTGCGGCGGCGTTATACCGCTCAATGGCTGCCGTGATGGGGTCGGAAGATACCAGGGCGGCAAACTCCGGGTTTTCTTTCAAGCGCTCTGCGGTTTCGTTTTTCAGATCCAGCCGGATCCGACTTACCGGTTCACGCTGGGGAATGTCCACCGATACAAGCGCTACCTCAACACGGGCAGCCCGGCGGGCATTCTTGAAAGCATCCGGGATATATTTCACCGTGGCGTGCAGCTCTTCCAGCTTTGCGGCCAGCTCTTTCCGTTCGTTGGTGCAGGGGTTGCGCAGGGTTTCGGCGTTGAGCAGACAGCGGATTTTGCCGCCGTCCTGCATGACATCCAGCGCTTTGAGCAGGTGAGCGGCACCAGCGGAGAAAGGCGGATTCATGACGATTGCGGCGTATTTCGTGGTGGGCCGGAAAGTCAAGAAGTTATCGTGCACCACCCGGAAACCGTCTTTCTTCAGCTTTGCGCGGAAGTCGCTGGAAAGCTCGATGCAGTCAAGCTCTGCACTTCGTGCCTTTTCCTTGTCGTAGCGGTCAACCTCGCCGGTTTTATAGTCGTGGTGGACGTTGAACGCCAAAGCGTGGACCTGACGCGCAAGCGCTCCATCACCGGCGGACGGTTCAAGAATGGGTTTCGGGTAGGTGGTGAACCCGGATTTTACTTCCCGCAGGGAAAAGACCATATCAAAGGCCAGACTGTCCGGCGTGGGGTAGAAGTCCAGGGCATCGTTGGGGGTGGTCATGGTGTAAACCTCTTTTCGTGTTTCGTGATATGCCCGGCGGAATGCTGGGCGGTGGGGCGGGGCCGCTTTGTCCGGTGCGACCCTGCCAGGGCATCCGGTTTCGTGTCAGGCGTTGAGCTGGTAGCCGCGGCGGGCGCAGATGAGGCGGAGCCGGGCGGCGGCGATCTGCTGGCGGACCGCTTCGGGCCTGCCGGTGCACTGGGCTTCCCGGCGCAGGTCTTGCAGTGTCCACTGCTGGCGGATGATCTCGCGGGCCTGTTCAAAGATGTTGTCAAACTTCTTCATGATTTCGTTCTCCTTTCGTATCATGCAAACAGGCGGTTGCATACCTGCTGTATTTCGTCGTTCGCCTTCATCGGGGCAATGAGCACGGAAACGGCGGCTTTCTTCGGGTCTACGGTGTCCGTTGCTAGGATGGGCGCAAACGGGCTGTTGCTGCTGTGGTAAACAAATTCGTGATGATCCACAAAAGCGTCATACTCCGAATTTATCATGATGGGCCGGGATCCGTTGCGGAACATTCGGAACGTGCCCCAGACTTTGCCCTTTGCTTCGACTTCCTGCAAGATCGAAGTGCGTTTGACTTCTTCTTTGCAGGCGCTGAACTTCTGGAACATCTGCGCGGCGGTCAGCTGGTGCGGATCGTTGACCACAAACCCGGCATCGCTGGAAACGATGGTCACACCATCGGCGGGTGCGTCCTGCATGGTCACGGGCTGGATAACATCCCGGTAGAGGATGGCGGGCAGCTTGAACGCTGCATAGCCGGTGATGATGTACACGCTGCCGCTCTGGCAGGTGATCCGAACGGCGTTGCGGCTTTTTGCCTGCCCTTTCAGATAGGCGGTGATCTTCTTCACGTTCAGCCCGGCGGGGGTGCTGGTTGCTCTTTTCATATTGCAAAAACTCCTTTTCGTTTTCGTTCTGTTTTTCGTGCCCGGTGCGCTGCCGGGGTAGTGGGGCGGGGTTGCTTTGCCCGGTGCAGCCCTGCCAAAATATCCGGTTTCGTTGTGGTAGGTCATGCCAGCAGCCCGGCGGCGATGCTTTCAAAGTCCAGCTGTTTCACGGGTGCTTCATCCGGCGCGGCTACGGCGGCGGGGGCCTGCTTTGCGTCCTCTACGGCCTTCCGGGTCTTGCGCCAGGCATCCAGCGCGGCGGCCTGACCCTTGCGGTCGGTTTCGGGAACAGCCAGGAAAGCGGCCTTTGCTTCCCGCTCTGCCTTGCGGAGCACATCCGGGGCGGGCTTTTTCGTGGCGGCGGGCTTGCTGGCCTTTTTCGTGGGCAGCGGATCGACGTGCACCAGCTCCGGCAATTCGTGGTGCTCTTCGGTGATGATGGGGGCCGGGGTGCTGGCGGTCTGCTCTGCTGCTGCCTTTGCGGCCTTGCGTTCTGCGGCCAGCTTTTTGTTATACTCCATAATGGCGGCGACAGATCCGAAGCGGCCGGCGGGGGCCTGCTTTGCGTCGTGTACCTGCAAGCAGCTGAACAGGTGCGATTTCGTGGGGTAGAAGTGAGGGGCCGGGGCGGCTTCCTTGCCTTCGGCTTCAGCGGCTTCCCGCTGGGCTTTGCTGGGGCGGGTGGTGTACTTCCACAGGTAGCATTCAATCAAATGCGTTTCGCCCTTCTTGACGCTCTTGCCTTCTTTCTTCCAGTAATCGAAGGTGTGCAGCTCTGCCGCTGCAAGGATGATTTCAACGTCCGTGATGGTGGCGGGCTGTTCGTTGCCGTTCTCGTCGGTGGTGACTGCGTTTGCAGCCATTGCGGCGATCTGCTCCGGGGTGTGGTGCGCGGTGGCGATGGCGTGCAGGGTGGCGGGGTCCAGCTTCGCGGCTTCGTTCATGATGATCTGGTTGTTGGTCATGCCTTTCATGGTTCGTTCTCCTTTGTTCGTTGCGGTTGATGTTCGGATGATCTCCCGGCGGCTGCCGGGGTAGTGGGGCGGGGTTGCTTTGCGGTGCAGCCCTGCTAAAGTGTCCGGCGGTGGTTCATGCGGTGTACATCTGGCGGAACAGGTCCAGCGCTCCGACCTCTGCGGCCTTGTGCTGTGCTGCCAGCTTTGCGGCGGCGCTGTCGTGGCCGTTGAAGTGGTACGCTTCGGAGTAGGCGTTGACGATGGACCATTCAAGGCGGCTGCGCTCCTGCTGCGCTTCCCACTCTGCCAGATCGAAAACGTAGATGGTGCAGGTCCAGGCATACGGGCTGAACACCTGCTCAACCTTGACCTTCAAGCCCTTGCAGCGGTCAAGCGTGGCTTTGATCCGGTCACGCTCCTGCCGATCCATGGGAACGATGGAGTAGCAGGGAATAAAACGATCATGCACGGGGGTGACGTTCCAGCGGTGGCGGGCTGCCAGCTGGTTTATTTTCTTGTCAAGTGCTGTCATGGGGTGCGCTCCTTTCGGTTCGGGGTGTATGTTCGGGATGATCTCCCGGCGGCTGCCGGGGTAGTGGGGCGGGGTCGCTTTGCGGTGCGGCCCTGCTAAGGTGTCCGGGGCGTTCAGCCCAAAAGAGCGGCGGCGGCATCCTGCCAGGTGGGGAAGGCGTAGAACGTGCGGCGTTCGTCGTTGGTGTTCTCGCCGGTGATCTGGGCGGCGATCCGCTGCCCGGTGCGGGGGTCCCATCCTTCCAGCCGATACCCGGCGGCCTGAAGGCGGCGGGCTGCGGCGTTCTCCTTGCGGTTCCGTTCGCGGATCTGTTCAAGTGTCATCATGGTGCAGGCTCCTTTCAATCTTCGGTGCAGCCGTGGCAGTAAAGCGCGTCAATCACTTTGTCATCGCTGAAATCTTCCGGGGTGCCGTTCGCGTCAACCACCAGGTCAACGCGGTCATAAATTCGCAGATCGGTCTCAGCGTCCACCACAAAATACCAGTCGTCACCGTCCAGCGCGTCGGTGCACCAGACTTCAACCGCGCCGTCATCGGTGGCGGTCATGCCCTGCACAATGGCCGGGGCGATGTAGCGGCCCAGGGGGCCGACAGTGTAGGGGCATTGTGCCGCGGCCTTCGGTGCGGTGCCTGCCAGCAGTGCGGCCGCCAGTGCGGCGGCGGTGGTGATCTTCTTTGCAGTGTTCAAAAGTTTCATGTTCTTTGCTCCTTTGCTTTTCAGGTTTGCCCCGGCGGGCTGCCGGGGCTATGGGGCGGGGCCGCTTTGTTTGAGCGGTGCGACCCTGCCGGGGTGTCCGCTTGACTTTACCGCCTTTCGGTGGTAAACTAGCTTACAAGATGCGTTGTGGAAAATTCATCTTGCAAGCCTGTCACCTGCTTTAGTGGGTGGCGGGCTTTTTTGCTGCCTGCTTCTTTTTCCACTCTGCCAGGTAGGCGGCCCAGATCGCTTTTTTCAAAGCGGCGGGGAGCTTGAAAAATTCAATGCTCATGCGGCTTTTCTCCTTTCGCTGGTATTCAGCTTGCAACCCTGTACCGTGTCGCTTGCTGTGGCCTTACTCTAGCACGGTACAGGGTTTCTTGTCAAGCCCTGTACCGTGCTTTCTGCGTTTTGCACAAAACCCTATACCGTGTCTTTGTGCAAATTGACACTGTACAGGGTTCGGCGAAAATGCTATATTTTATATATAAAAATAAACAGGGGTAATATCATGGCTGTATCAGCAAGAAAAAGACTGAATAACGACAAATACAACGCAAAATGCACACAAATCAACCTGAAACCGTTGACCCCGGAAGCAAATGCAATAAAGGCCGCTGCCGATGCCAGTGGGCAGAGCCTGCAGGGTTATATATTGCAAGCTGTCCGCGCCAGGATGGAGCAGGAAGGGCAGCCGTCAGAGATCGACCCGGCGGAATCCGGGGAAGAAGGGGGACTATAGGGGGTTACTGGGGGAGAGTTCTAGCCTGCTAGGTTAAAGCCCTACACCTGCTTCTCACTCCCGTTAGGTGGAGAATCTGACCCCTCCGGCAAACGTCCAAAACCGGCCCGGATGGAGCACCGCCAGCGCCAGCCGTGACGCTGGAACGCCGACAGCGGGAACGGTGCCAGCGCTGACCATGCCCACCGGCACCGGGACGCACCCCGCCGGAACCATTGCCGCCAGTGCAGACCAAAGGCCAGAGCAGCAGCGCACGCCGCGCCGTCTGCCCTGGCCTTTTTCTTTTGCCCATCTTCCCGCCGCTGGCCCTGCTGCCTGCCCGCTGCACCGGATCGCCTGCCGGATCGGTGCGGATCAGTGACGGCCCGGCCCGGTCGATGACCCCGCCGGCACCCCGCCGCCGCAGCAGATCACCCGGCCCACCCGCACCGCCAGCCAGAAGCAGACCGACACCAACAGCAACGCCAGCGCCGCACCGATGACCCCGCAGCCCACAAGCTGCACAGCCTGCACACCCTGCCAGACCTCACAGCAGCCAGCAGCCCACCGCCAGCACCTACCGACACCGCACCCCGCCAGCCCTGCCGCCCACCTGCCGCAGCAGATCACCCCGCCAACAGCCAAAAACCACCCACCGCAGCCCGCCGCCGGAGGGGTCAGATTCTTTACCTGACCGGCATATGGCCTTTGCAGTATAGCCAATAGCTAGGCTATAGCCGCCTTATCTAACCCCCTGCCCCCTTCCTTCTCCGCCTCGACGGCCTGCCGCTGCCCTTGGCACCGCCAACCGGCGGCCCGGCACCGGCC